CCTCCTGTAAGAAGACCTTGCGATACACAAGTTGCCAATCAGGTCTCAGCCTTGGTCCCGCCATTAAACACAGTTCCTCCTTCTCGGACATCGGCCAGTCTTCGTGACCTAGTTCCAAGCCGACAAAGCGGCTTCCCTGGCTCAACTTCTTGGACACAAAGATCCCAATCCTCCTCTCTTCTTCTTTTGCTAAAGTCTTCAGTAATAGTCCAAGTCCTTTTGGATCAATCTCATCATCTTTCAGAAGTGTTTTTCCAGTTAATAAATCCAGTAGCACATCATGTCCATCATCCCGCATCTTTAATCCAAGAGAGGCCGGTAAGAAATCATTCCCCAAGAACGACATGGCAAAACAGTAATCCCGAATGGCAACACGCTTAGACAAAATGTCCCTCAATCCTCCAATGGAGAACCACTGAAAGACCTCTTCCCCCATAGAATTCCGCACCAAAGACCCATCCTCCACCTGTTCCCGAAACAGCCATAGATCCACCGTCTTTCCTGCCTTTGCCATGGTATCCTGGGTCAACAACGATAGAACAATCAAGTCCGCGTCCAGGCCATACACTGCTCCTGTCCCATTTCCAGCAAGCCCCCGTATCTGGGCCATGACCTTGTGTTCGCCCTCACCCGGTTCATCCGAGGAACTCACCGTCCATTTCTTACGCCGCGCCACCTCCTCCAAGGCCCTCCTCAACTTCCCCATGAACAGGGTGCCAGGGGTGATGGCATTGGTGTCCCATCGTTCCTTAGGGTATTGCTGGGCAACACCCTTATCCCCCTTCACCTGTCCCTCCGCCAATCCATTCTCCGTCAGCCAAGAGGACTTAAAGCGCCTCATGCGCTGCTGCTTCATCTTGGCCATGGGCACGACCCCGTCAATTCCTATATACACTCCCTTGGTCGGCTTCACTTCTCCGACCACTTTCTGGGTATAGGCAATAATGGCCTTCAAGAAATCGGCCTCCCAGTCTTCCTTTCCTTCTAGGCCAGGGTACGGCCTCAAATCTGGTCGCCGCAAACAATGGTAAATCAAACAATTAAAGTCCATCCAGAGCCAATCCACGGCCTTCTCCTGGGTTCGTTTCACGAGCCCAGGATTTGTCCTTAACAACCTTCTGTAATAAGATGGGATTCCCATTCTTCACTGTATAATTACATGAATCAGATTTAGGCTCCCTTTTTATAATCCATTACTAGAGGATGCCCAATAATAATAACAGTGTACCTGATAATCTAGGAGTGGATCGGACTGGAAGTTTTATGGGGTTTTATAATCAGGTCATCAATCCTGCCAAAAATTCCCTATCCGAAATGGGCCGATTATTCCCCGACTCCATTTTATTCGGTACCCTGCTTCTCTATGTAATTACGCAGCACTTGCCCTATGGCGTGTTCGGAATCTTCCTCTTAGAAACCTCCGTGGCCCATCGCCTCGTGAATTTCTTTATTGGCACCCTTGTGAAAATAGACCCTGGCAAGAAGGATGATGCCTGCCGTCCCGGATTTCACAGGGGGCGTCTAGAGTTTGAGCGCACCATTGACAATACACCCTATCCTTCCACGTCTGTCTTTTTCACGGGAGCGGTGGCGACCTATTTGTACGGCGCCCTCATTACCTTTACGGAAACACTGAAAACGATGGGACCTGACTGTGAGATTCGCATGGCGGCTGCGGCCATCTTTATTGCGATCAGTGTGGTTGCCTTTGTATATACCAAGATGGGCTGTCATGATTCTACGGAACTCATGATTGCCTTGGGTTCAGGTGCGATAGTCGGTGGAATCTTCTATTATATTAATTACATGCTCTTTGGAGTAGAGGGAATCAATTTCCTGGGACTTCCCTATTTGATTGATAAGACAAGCACAAATAATACCCTGTATGTGTGCGTCCCAAATTCAAAGGTTGGGAAATAATCGCCTTTGTAAGTAAGATGGATGCCAAGTATTGGCCACATACGAATCTGTTTACGATAGCATCCGATATGAAATACTTTTTGCTATCGGGCTATCAGGCGCTACCGTTTGTAATTGGGGGGACCTTTAGTATCTTAGGGTTATACACAGCACAATTTTCCATGCTGTTTTTCCTGCTCGGATATTTGTTTATAACCCCTTTTTTGACTCTGATTCTGAATTTTGGGGCGAGTATGGTGATCACTTTTAAACAGAAGGATGTGCCGTGGCTTCTGAGTTCTGATAACGATATTTGTAACATGTTGTCTATTCCGAATGAGCCAGGAGAGGAGACCATGAAGACGATTCTTACACCGTGGTTGTCCATGGTGACCTTCTTTTTCGGATATATCGGCATGAATGCCTATTCTATCCTTCAGAAGCCAGTAGAATATCCGTTGAAGGCCGATGCGGCGACCAAGAAGGCCACGGACAATAAGGCGATGCTCCGACGAACACAGGCTACGGTGGGTTTGATTGTAACTGTGGTCTTGACGGTGCTAATCTTGATTATGCGTATCCTTGTCACCGGCTGTGATTCCTTTGTGGGAGGCATTCTGAGTATTGGATCCATTGTGTTGGGTGCTTGCTGGTATGTCATCTTGTCTTTAGGAAATGATGACCGACTCTCGGATGTGTTTGGAATTGCCAATCGACTAATGTCAACATCAGCGCTGAATGACGCTCCCTACGCTTGCTTAGCAAGCGATTAATCGCTTGCTAATCAAGTGTAGGGAGTCTCACAAGTTCATCTGGTGCTTTAGCACCAGATGAATGAATGACGCGCCTTATGCTTGTTTGGCAAGCGATTAATCACACGCTAAACCAAAAAGAGAAGGAGTTCCTCTATGAGGCGTAAGCACCGCAACATATCCTCCCGTGTCAAAAAATAAAACGGCAGCCCCTTTCTCATATGATCGGCATACAGCCGTTTCCATTCAATCAAATTCGCCTTTGTGGCAGTTCTATAGGTCTCCAGTCGCTCTACCGGAAAGTCCAGCGACTGGCCATTGGTTGTCCGAACAGCGTTATGAAAGGTCCACAGATAGGTCCGTAAGGCTAATCCCCACTCACCCCCTTTGAACGCGAACAGGGTATGATAGGGATTCTGATTGACATAGTCATTGTAATGCTTTTGGCATCGGGGACAGGGAATGCTATGTCTCAGCGTCATCAAGAGACTCCGCCACAACCGTTTCTCTTCTGTTTCCGCCTTTTCGGCTGGTTTGAACCCCGTTTTCTCAGCCAGTCCATGGAGAATGGACCAGAGGGCGGGTCCCCAAATGTTGATGTTCGGTGCGTTCATTGTCCTAAAATGGGGTTTCAGATTTAGGCTCGGACAGAGCGTCGTCTTCGGCTATGTTTTTTTGCCTTCCTTCCTTTTGTTTGGCGCTTGCGTCGGCCACCGGTTTTAACAGGTACTATAAGTTTGCTAAGTGAGTCTTCAGGATCATTCATTAATATATAGTTGCCATCATAAGTTTTATTAATATAATAAGTACCTACTCCAAATGTATATTTCTTACTCTCTATTGTTATTTCTTGTTGTGTTGTAGTTGTTAGCGTAGCAACTTCTACTATAGTTTTGTCAGTTGGGGATGAATTGTTTGGAAGTTTTACTTTGTTTGGATTATCAATATATGTACCTACTATATTTAATGGCGGTGTTAACTTATCAGGGAAACCTATACTAAGCCCACCAAACCCATCAATACGAATAGTAGTTTCCTTAGAAGATTTATTCCCCATTCTCTACTATATCCCTTTAAAAAAGCCATACAAAGTAGTATGGCGGATGCCTTCCTCTTGGCGCATCCCGACACCTTCCACATTACATCCATTCAACAACATCAGAATCCCTTCTTAGACACCGTGAAACAACCCAATAAGACAAAAGGACGCCGACAGCATGCTGCCTTAGTCCACGCCCTCCCTCATGCCTTCCGTTCTCCCCTTATTCCGCACAATGTCCCCGATCTCATCTTTGCCGCCAATTGGGGTCTGCCTCTTCCTAGGCTACCGAAGCCCACAGTTATCCTGGCCTCCATGAAATACAAACAGCGCCAATTAGAGGAACCGATTGTTCAATCCATTCTGGAAAGCCGGGACATCATCTGTCTCCCACCCCTCCCTACAGTCTTTGAAGGCCAGGCGGAACTGAAATGGTTTCACGGAGGATTAAAGGCCATTCAGGGCTATGGCTTCCGTTCTACGAAGGCCGCTGTGCCGGCCATTCGCCATCGGCTTCACAGTATCTATCATTCCTATGGCCTTCCCGAGCCAGAGATTTTGGCCCTCAAACAAATAGATCCGGCCCTCTATCATTTGGACCTCTGTCTTCTGGAGATAGATGCCCACAAATGCTTGGTCATGAAACAAGCCTTTTCACCAAGAGATCTAGATAGAATCAAGACCTTCTTGGGTCCCTCCAATGTTCTCATTCTGGATACACCTAATTTATTCCTGTGTAATAGTATTGTCCTTAAAGATCGCATTCTCGTGAATAAATCTATGAATCCCGACCCAGCCACCTATCGCCAAATAGAGGCCTTTACGAACAAAAAAATCCACGTTCTGGATACGAGTGAATTCAACAAGTCGGGTGGGGGTATTCGGTGTATGGTGTTGGCTATGGAGCCGCTGTAAAGATATTAAATGACACATAGAGACATTTTAGAACAGAGGCAATGTGCCACAGACTGTGATAGACCGCATAGTTTTGTTCCGCGGAACAGACTTCATGAAGACATAGAACGAAGAAACTGAAGGTAATAATCTTGGCTTTCTCGGCATTTGGTAAAGGACGCAGGAGTCCCATATCATAGAAGAACCAGACGGCGGTAAAACTGTAATGAAGATAGAGGAGAAGTCCTTCAGGCTGTCCCTTCAAATGCCATATGGCGGATAAGAAGGTGGTCGCGAACACCACACTTATATAGGGATATCGGAAGGGATGGGTAGATATGAAGGGAGGAATGGCCGCCAAGAGATGGAAGAGGGTCGTAAGGATGAGAATCATTCCTTGTCTGGTTTTCTATTTTTCTGTTTATTCCATTAAATTTGATAGTTCTTTCTATCAAATTTAATAGTAAATATGGATAAATCTGAGAAAGAGTACAAGGTTCCCCGACTGTTGTGGGAAAGTCTGGAGGCAATCCTTCTAGCCCAGGGCAAACGGTATGTGCGAGATATGGCGAAAACTCTCAAGGTCAATGAAAAGGAACTCTTGAAACGGGTCTTTCCTACCAAAGATGCTGTTCACGTCACCCTTCATGACACGACCACGGCCAGTCTTCAGTGTAGCGCCTATTTGCCGGGTCAAATCGTCCATCTGTGTCGGAAACCGGTGCTCTTAGGAAGCACCTTCTGTGAGTCCCATCAACAAGCCAGACCTCTCGTCACAACGCCTGCGAACATAGAGAAACTCGCGGATGATGGAAGTAGGCCGCCCCTCTGGACCCAGGCAGACGGCACGGTTCTAGATGCCACGGGCAGCCTGTGCGGCCTCTATAACAAGGACCGGTCCAAACTCATCCTCTTTGATTTAGATTAACCTAAACAAAGGGCGCCAATCCTTGTATAAGGATGCCACCCCCACAATGGAATTATAAGGAGGGCCTGAAAGTCAACAAGAAGAACAAGAATAAGAACAAGAACAAGAAAACCAAGAAACACGGTCACAATCATATGCCCCATATGATTCTGAAGCCCCTCGTTTTGCCGTTTAAGCAGTTCTACAATTGGGCGACAACCCAATATCTGTTCAGTCTCTCCTTTGCCAATCGTATTCAGAAACTCATGACCTATGATGTCTATCAGAATCTAAGACCTCATTCTGCGGTCAAGTCATTCTTAGACCTGACCAAATGCGATATTTTTACCATGAACAAGAATAAGGTATACGAGGACTATTTGCGCGAACTGCGTGCCCGCACTCTGTTCCGAAGATTGTTGTATGCCTGGCGTATCAAACGAATCATTCGGAATTCCAAAGAGGAGAGCGAAGAGCCCTTGGACCCCATCACCTTTTTGCCCATTGAGAAGCCGGTCTATGTCTATGATTTGAAACAGGGACGGCGCTTCCTCTTTGACGCCCAGACCCTGATTCTGTCGGTCCGGAAGAATCTCTATTACCAGCAATATGGGGTCTCTCATCCAAAGCGCCCTGTCAATGTCATCATGAACAAACCCTTTACCCAGATTCAAATGACGAGCATTCATGACCAACTCACACGGTATGCGGTGCGGATGGAAGATTTGGGGATCTATCGCCGCTTAGAGTTCAATGTGGAACGCTGGAAGATGTACATGTATTCTCATCTTCAGATGGAGGCTTATCGGGAGGAACTGTATGATTACCAGTCCGAGAATGGCCAGGATATGCTCCAGGATTACATTCTGGATACCATGGACCTCATGAACTACAACTATCACAGTTCCTTCAAGAAGATTCTAATACGCATTCTGGAATGGTGGCCGGATCATCCGATTCTGGAGACCATGCGATCTTTGTGTCTCAAATCCTATGAGGCAGACCATTTTCACTTGGGGGTGAAGCCGCTTCTTGTTCTACGGTTCAAGAAGGCCATTGATGCCTTGTGGCCACACAGCGAATTGCTGGACAAGGCGTATGCCCGACAGAATCAGAGCGTGGCTCCTGTTGTTCATGTTGTAGATGAAGACGGAGATACCTATATGGAGGATATGGAAGAACTCAATGACTAGTAGGGATGTCTGATGCGGTCGCAGTGTTCAAAGAACCCATGATTCATGGAAATGCCATTGCCAAAGCCGAAGGCCGAGGCACCCGCCTTCGTGTCACCTTTACCAAGTTGCCCACAGGGAAACATGGCTTCCATATACACAAGGCGGGGGATCTGAGAGGCGAGGGATGTCTGGGGGCCTGTGAGCATCTTCATGTGGGGCCTCCCTGTGATCATGGTTCCAAACCTGGATCCAAGGGCCCCAGGCATACGGGTGACCTGGGAAATGTGGAATGTGAAGGTGCCGAATCCCACTATTCCTATTACCTTTCTGATATCAAACCCAATGACTTGTTTGGGCGTTCCTTGATTGTCCATGAGGACGAGGATGACCTTGGCCAAGGAGACTTCCCAGATTCCAAGACCACGGGGCATTCAGGAAAGCGCATTGGCTGCGCGATCTTTGGAAGGACTCTTTGTAAGACCCCTATGAAAACTAGGAAACTCAAAAAGCGGGCTTAAAGAAAATTTGAATCACGAATCAAAATACAAGAACAGACATATAAATACTATCAGTATGTCTGCTCTTGGTAAAATACCCCATGAAAATCTTATAATGCGACCAATGAATCCTGAGGACTATCCTGACTTGCCCGTCATCAATGTTATCTATGAAGATAGACTCCTCTTTACTGTCTTAAAGCAACCTGGATTTCCAGACCGTGAGAACATGAATGCCTCTCATCTGAAGCAGTACTATCTGAAATACTGTCCCCTACCCGCACCAAATGCCAAGAATACAGCCTACAATACGAGGGAGAAGTTGAAGAAGCACTTCAAGGATCTACATCCTTATGAATTTATTGGATTCGCCGACATTGAAGGGGACCTCTATAATTATATGGAAGGAACACTCGGGAATAGATATTTACATTACGAGTATCCGACAGAACCAAAGAGGCCGATGTCTTCCTATTCTTCAAGTGAATTGAAGGAACGGATTAACAAGAACTCTAACAGACTCACAAAAACAGACATTATCTTGTCAAGATTTGAAGAAAATGTGGAACGTTGTGAAATGAAGATGAAGAAACTTCGGGCGGAGGAGAAGCAATTATACATATATCTGGAAAAGACAAAGGAATACCCAGTTGCTAATTCTGCCGCTGCTTCTGCTTCTGCTCCTCTGCTTCTGTGAAGTCACACACCAAATTGAAGAATAGGACTACTCCTATTTTTTACAGGTTATTTCTGAGTCATATGACTCAGAAATAAGTCGGATGTTTGAACTTTTAGTTCAAACATCACATGTATTTCAAAAAGATATACATAATCAAGGCTCCAAGAAGCAACATCAGAATTAAACCGAAGATATACCCCAC